AGGGAAAAATAATACGCGTATATTTACACGATGGAATTTATTTGCGAGACTCACGAAAAAATGCGCGAGGAGACGCCGTTATCCCCATGTAGATATAAGTGCTGTGTTTGCAAAGAGAGACGCATTCATGGCTACACCAACCCGAATCACGTGTCAAATCCGTTTGGATACTTGTATTTAGTCCCGCGTGTTTGTGAGAAATGCTCTGTGCAATGTAAAATATGTATGTGGTGCGACGAGGGAACAAAATAATTCCATTTGTTTATTTATGGCTGTGGCAAAGTAATGAGAGACATATTTGATTTTATTTCTTTAATCTCTTTTTTAAGGTCTTGCACCTCTTTTACCAAAAGACCAATCAAACCCATGTAATTTACGGACTGATAATCTTCGGCGTCTTTCTCTCCATTCACAAGAAACGGGAAGTGTTCTTGCAATTCATGTGCGATGAAACCCATGTCTTCTTTGCCTAATAATCTGTTGAAATATGAAAGTGGGCGTAAATTGTCGATGGTTCTCGTTATTGGTTGTACGTTGTCTTTGATGCGGTAATCGGATGCTGGGGTAAATGCCGTTGCTCGTATACTACCATTAACATCCATTGCAAAAGTATCTGTAATTGTATTTTTTCCTATGGCTACACGCCCAGAAATGATTACATTTCCGTTTACTGGACTGATATTCAAATCGCTTGTTGTGTATAGATTTGTATTGCCGCTTCCGTCCAATGCTATTTCACTTACTATGGAGGCATTGGCTACTCCAGCCCCACTATTAAAACTACCTCCAGTGAAAGTTCCCCCAGTCCAAGTTATTCCATCGCTAGAATAAGCAATCGTATTTGTGCCAAAACCAGTAGCAACCCATCTATTTTGTTGTGTTGAATATGCTATTTTACTCGCACCAGCAAAAGAAAAAATACTCAGTCCAATACCTGTCCAAGTTATTCCATCGCTAGAATAAGCAATATTATTTGTTCCCACACCAACAGCAACCCATCTATTTTGTTGTGCTGAATAGGCTACTCCACCCCCTTGAATAGAAAAAATACTCTTTCCAATTCCAGTCCAAGTTATTCCATCGTTAGACCATCCAATACTATTAGTTGTTCCACTACCAACAGCAACCCATCTATTTTGTTGTGCTGAATAGGCTACTCCAAGCCCTTGATTATTAAAAAGAGTCTTTCCAATTCCAGTCCAAGTTATTCCATCGTTAGACCACCCCATACAATTTCCTATGTCTGCTGCACCACCCTGACCACCTGCAACCCACCTATTTTGTTGTGTTGAATAGGCTACACTAATCCCGCCAGAAGAAAAAATACTCGCTCCAATACCCGTCCAAGTTATTCCATCGCTAGAATAAGCGATATTACTTGTTCCACCAGTACCAGCGCCCGCACCAACCACAACCCATCTATCTTGTTGTGGTGAATAGGCTACGCCCTTCCCAAAGAAAATCAAATTGTTTCCACGTCCGGTCCAAGATGTTCCATTACTAGAATAGGCAATACCATTTGTTCCCTGACCAACCGCAACCCATCTATTTTGTTCTGCTGAATATGCAACGTCATTCCCGAGACTACTAAAAGGAGTTGATGAAACGCTCGTCCAAGTTATTCCATCGCTAGAATATGCAATATTATTTAGCCCCCCATCACCAACTGCAACCCAAGGATAAGTTTGTTGTGTATTTTCAAGTAAAAGCTCATTGGTTGATGGTGCTGCACTAGTGCTGTAAGTAATCTCTGATGTAGTCGTGTTATATTTTAAAATAGCTGTATTCTCAGCGTTTCGAATCGGTTTTATATAACACGCGCTCGCATCAGTGCCGTTTAAATCTGACCCTGATGCATTTATTACTATACTATTCGCGGGTTGACTAGCCACACCTGCATTTTGACCCAAAGCAATCGCATTTGCACCTTGACCATTATAACCTGCCCGATTACCAAGTGCAACCGCATTTTCACCTTGATTATTATTACCCGCATCACGACCCAAAGCAATTGCATATGAACCTTGAGTACTAATACCCGCATTTTGACCCAAAGCAATTGCGCGTGTACCTTGACCACTCCTACCCGCACGATACCCTTGAGCAATTGCATATGAACCTTGACCATTAAGACCCGCTTCCTCACCCAAAGCAACTGCAGAATCACCTTGGTTTGTTTCACCCGAGCGATGCCCAACAGCAACGGCTCTTCCTCCTTGATACTGCTGCCCTGCATATTTACCTATTGCTACAGCACTTTGTCCTTGGCCTGTACAACCGGCTTCTTCGCCAATTGCAACTGCGCCTGAACCCTGTCCATATTGACCAGGACCAGGAGCACCTGTCCCAAGATATGAGCCTGAACGATAGCCAATTGCAACTGAGCGAAGCCCTTGTGTATCATACCCAGCTTCGTTGCCAATTGCAACAGAATAACTACTAGAGCCATATTGAGAATATTTGCCGGCATTTGCACCAAGGTGCACTTCAGCGCTACCAACCGCCCATGAGTTTGTAGATGTATCCCAATAGAGATAGTCAGAGTAATAGTTTCCAGATATGTCAAGTCTGCCAACTGGACCGGTTGGACCAGTGGGACCGGTTGGACCGAGTTGTGTATACATTACTTGTTGAGCAGTTACTATAACGGATGGAATATTTGGAATAGTTGGACTAAGTAAATTATTAGCTAATAATATTATTCCATTATCAGGAGTACTAGACATTATTTCAAAATAATCTGTTGCATTCATATTTAACATGTAATTCCACGAAGCAACCTGAGAACTATTTTGATTATCTAATGTTAATTTTGTATTACTATCAGGAAGGTCTATGCCATTTTTACGAAACCATATATACAGATAATTGTTTCCTATTCCTCCTGAAGTTGTATCAGTTATTTGTGCAGAAAATTGTATATTATAAACTCCTTGATATGCAAAAGTTATTCGTGAATTAGAAACTATAGATACACCATTTGTACTAGGGTCTGTGTTATTTAAAGTCATAGCAGCACCAGCCGCACCAACATTTTGACTAACGTCTGACCAAAATGAACCCCAGTAGCCTAAAGCTCCACCCGCACCAGCTGCACCAGCTGGTCCTGTTGTACCTGTTGTACCTGTTGTACCTGTTGTACCTGTTGTACCTGTCGGACCCGTCCAACCTACTCCCGTCGGACCAGTATAACCTGTCGGACCAGGCGTTCCAGACGGACCAGTTGACCCCGTCCAACCTACTCCCGTCGGACCAGTATAACCTGTCGGACCAGGCGTTCCAGACGGACCAGTTGACCCCGTCCAACCTACTCCCGTCGGACCAGTATAACCTGTTGGGCCTTGTGGCCCCGTCCAACCTAATCCCGTTGGACCCGTATAACCTGTTAGACCAGGTGTTCCAGACGGACCAGTCGGTCCTTGTGGTCCAGTATAACCAGTTCCGCTGCCACCACCATTCGGCAAAACAGACCCATCACAAAAATAAATGCTATTTACATTTAATATAGAATTACAACTCATATCTAGATGACTTTGACTTAATATCTTTGAATTATCCAAGCCAGCCGAATTAGAAATAGTCACCTTTGTTTCATTTGCATACTCATGATGCACTATATTTCCTATAGCAGAACGATTGACACCGCCATATTTTCTAAAACTGCTCATATAGTATCTCTCTCTAAAAAATAGTAAGACATTTAACACTTTAACAACAAGAATATTGCATCGTCCAACAAACTAAACATAATTTTCTTATTGGACCCAATAGGAAAATTTAATGCGAACGTCTTCGTGAAGATGCGCTGCGTCGTCCGTTCAACCGAATACGCATAGTTTTAGGACGGCTTGTTGCCTTGCGCCGACTGCTTGACGTCGTTTTCGGTCGCCGTTTGTATCTCCGAGTACGAACGACATGTATCGGATTATATTGCCGTACAGGCTGCTGGTACGAAACAGGCTCCAACTTGTAGACTCTTCTATCAACTAAAAAATCATTTTGCAACCGATTCTCCAAAGGCTCATTTACAGAGGGAATATTCAAGAGATTCGCTAAATCTTCATTAGATAAAATCGCCTTATAATGTGTCATTTCACCATTATTTCCAATATCTAAATCAATGTCAGCATTATCGCCGTTGTAATCCACATCCCATCTCACCTCCTTTGCATCACGTTGCATCCCACGTTGAATATATGCCTTGGCACTCCCCATGGTTTTTATATAAGTTTTGGCGTCCATTATAATTATCAAATATAATATTATATGACGGACGTGGACAATTTAGAATATGACGCCATGGAACCAATAGATAATGACAATGACAATACTCATTCTTCTTCTCCTTATTTAAATCATTTAGTAATACCCATAAAGCAAATAGTTCGCCCATTGCCACCGCCGATGACATTTCAAACGCCTGTAAAAGTAAAAAAAATCGATTACGACGATATTCTTGCGTCGATGAATCTATACGTGAAGGATGGACAACTACACAAAATAAACAGAAGTGAAAGAATAAATGTGGCGGGCCCTAAACCGAGGCCCACACCCCCACAACCCACAGAAGAAGAATTGCAAACACAACGCAATGAACGACGTCAAGCATTGCATCTAAATTATTTGCAACAACAACGCCTTCGTGCTCAAATCGCCGCAATAAAATCAAGACGAATAAAATTTATAAACGATTCCAGAAATATTGAACTAGATAGTCATACTACTACGCAATTTTTCAAATTATTCGGCAAATAATGTTGCGTATAACAAAAAAAAATGAAATAAATTAATATATATCATAATAATCTTGAGCGGGCTACTAACTTGGCTCGCTCATTGGTTCTTAGACCAAGTAAAGTTAGACACAGATAGCGTGAAAAGCACCTTCGAACGTGTATAAATGGATATGTATACTTAAATCGTACGTATTTAGGTATGATATCCTGGATGCTCGCCATCCCGTTCCCTCTGTGTAATGTTGAAATTATTATTATCTGGTATTTCTTGTTAAAACTCGAATACATTAATGCGTTGATGTAATGGGGCGACAAACACTCTGTGGAACTGATCACTCCCCAATGCATGTTTGACTTGATAATATTCGGGGCGGCCGGCGCCTGCTTGCCAACTCTAGGGATAAATAATGGAAATGTGATGCTTCGATTGTAGTTTAGAATTGCACTACATGGATAAATTGGGAGATTGATGTATTAATAAAAAATTAATACCGCTCATCTTTCATAGTAGGCCTTGGCTTTTATAGAAAAGGTAGACGACACTCCGTATCGAAAACGGAAAGCAATCACAGGGGACGCCCTGTTTTTTTTCGCAGCAAATAAAAATAAAAATAAAAAGACCATGCTTGCTATTTTTATTTGTATTATATTGTTTCTATACTACGATTGACAATACACCCTTGCTCGACACATTGGGCAATCAACATAAGGGCGGTTATGCCACGCATCAAATTTTTTATTTTGGTCGGTATGCGCCCCCCAACATCTCCCACAAAACAAGTGTTTGCACGGGTTCAGTGATACAGGAGTTTCATATTTTGCGCCATAAGTATACACACACCTTTCTATCCAGGTCGAAGTGCGTTGACACCAATGATACATAAACATGTTTTCGTAGCAAATCGGGCAATCTTTTATTTCGGGGGGCGACGATATCAACTCGCGTACTGGTGCGAATCCAGTCCATCGATCGACCAATGCCCGCACAAGGCGGTTCTTGGACAACGTAAGTGGAATGGGCTGTAGCGAATACTTGCGATTGAACTTGTTTCCCATGTGATTGTGTGGCCACGCAGTTTTCTCGTAAAGCGCATAATTGCACGCAATATATTTCAGTTCATTGATGGGAAACGATTTAAAATCGGGACATTCTGGAAGCACCATGCAATTAAACATACCATCAAGCATAGTGCGTCGCCCGTTCATGTTGCTATTGCAACGTCGAGTCTTGTGTGATAAGCTGTTGCAAAAATCGCATCTAGTTGAAGTCATGTTGTAATATGCTAAAATTATAAGATTTGATATATAAATATCCATTGAAAATATTTCAATTTTTTATACAAAAAAAATTGAAGAAAAATATATACATAAAATAAAAGGTATAATTGAAATGAGTGATTCTCCTATTACCAACGAAAATATAATTCAAGTAGGCCAACCTCTTGTAAATCCGCAGGCAAGTGCGCAGGCAAACAATGTTATCGAGCATCGTGTACCTACACCGCCTGCTTCCCCCGCACCAATTCATCCTCCAAGGCTAGAGCGTCGCAATAATAGTCGTGCTCCAGTATTGATGCCTAGTGATTCAGTTTGTCACGAGCGAATGCTGGACCCAAGCGATTTTGAACACGACTCAGTGTTTGAGTCAGGCACGAATTGGCATGCGATGTTTGACCCAATGCACCAGGGGTATGGTCCAGTTCTGGAGCGTAGCGATTCCATTCGTCATACGGGGGAGGCGGATACTAGCGATTTAATTCAGCCTTCTATCTTGACGCGCAGTGGGTTCATTCCACCTCCTCCACTCATTCGTAATGATTCAAGACCTGTGATTAATAACGATAACGACGATGGTCCGCCTCCACTAATAAGACTTGAGTCAGATATATTTCCACACGTATATGATTTTACAAGCGACGACGAGTACGACGTAGTACAACGAGACACCTTTGAATGGTTTCCCAAGGAATCCTCGTAATAAAAATAAACAAAAATAAAAACATTACGCTGCGCCCATGCGCCGTTTGTTTTTTTACGCGATATAATATTTACATAACAGATTTAAAGTCGTATTGCGTATGTATGTTATATAGAATGACCTCATTTACAAACACCTTATTTAATCGCACCGACAAGTACATGCTTCTAAAATTATTTGTTGAAGATAATGACCTTAGATTATTGTATAAAACGAATGCCATCGTACACAATAATAAGATGTTGAATAATCACTTTTACGACGCTGGGTTTGACATTTCTACACCCATGCCGTATTCTTGTGCACAAGGTATTGTCACCAAGATCAATTTCCAAGTGAAATGCGCCGCACAAATGGTTTGTGAGAATGGCAAGCAGTATCCGATTGGTTTCTATATGTATCCGCGGTCTAGCTTGTCCAAGACCCCACTTCGTCTCGCAAATAGTGTGGGGATTATTGACAGCGGATATCGAGGTGATTTGATTGGCGCGTTTGACTGCGGAACATATAGCTCACAATATGTTGTTCTCAAACAAGACAAGTTGGTCCAAATTTGTGCGCCTGGGTTGGTGCCAATTATTGTCGAGTTGGTTGATTCCCTAGAAGAATTGGGCGAGACGGCGCGTGGCGAAGGCGGATTTGGTTCTACTGGCCGATAAAAAAACACAAATAACCCCATAACCAACACATAAACAACAACACAAATATTTATTCAAATTCATATTCAGTGACATTTTTTATCTCGCATCTCAAATGATTGCATAGATGCATTTTAATTTTATTCAAGTTAGAATCTTGATTAAAATCCACGTCCATTAATCGAATCATGGCTTGATTATATGAAATACTTAACTTGTCGCTAGCATTTAGCCGTTCCAAATTTTCTGCGCGCCATTCACACAAACGATTCAAGAAGACATGATATAATTTATTTAATATTTGGACCAGCGTTTTTTTTTCAAGTTCAATCCATTTTGTTGTTTTATCGGCACCAACCGCGGTAGCACCACCATCGGCAACATAACAATATAGCGTATTTTTCACGCAATATAATGGACACTCCGATTTTATTAGGTCGGTCTCCAATATGTTACAAATAATAGGAATGAGTTTTGTTTCAAATAGCATCTTTATGTGGTCTGGCTGAATTTTTAAATGGCTAGTTATCTCCGCGAATGTATAAGGCGGTTTCTTGTGTTGATTAAGCCATTCTTCCACATTAATCTTGCATTTTTTGTATTGGGTTGTCTGGTTCTCCAACTCGGCCAACTTCTTTTCTATTTGACTATTTTTACGCGCGAGCTCCTGAACAATATAAACTAATTCTGTATAAGAAGGTAGACTACTTGTCTCTTCGAGTTCTACTTGTTTTTCTCTAGTTGACTTGTGTAAGAACTCGCATATTAGCTGATGTCTATCTAGAGACGATTTTTTTGTATATTCTTTCGTACAATGATTGCACGCCCATTTCATATGTTTTGTGTGAGTTGTAAGGTGTAAGTTATAAGATGTAAGGTGTAAGTTGTATGATATTATTCACACGGATTGATTGTCAATTCAATTTTAATATTAATGTAATATAAATGGCTACTTGTACAAAAGTATTTAATTGCAGAAATGGGCGATGTGACCAAAATCTAAATGGGAACACACCTTTTGACCAATACCAACGACAAAAAATTATCCAGAATACTGTCCGCGTTCCGTCTTCGATTTATACTATGAATTTAGGGGCATTATCGGTATATCAACGACCTAACCCCGAGTATGGTGTGAACTGGAATCAAATGAGTGATCGTAAAGAACGACATATACAGCAGGCTAACGCACCCGGCACAAATCCTGGCGGCAATAGCACAAAGCGCACCATTACCAGATTGCGCCCTGGTGCGTTATCTCCTGGTGGAGCAGGCGTAGATATTAAACATAATTCCTATGCGAGATATTTAGCCCGAATTAAAGGAAAGGCACCGCTTCGCCAACAAGCCGTGCCGCCATATTTTGGGCTACCTATTCCTTTCAATCCTGCATACCCAGTATATGGAGGCAAAGTATTTAAGACGGGAATAATCGCGGGGTGCAATTGTTCACCAGATAATGGAAATCTGCGATTGGCGTATGTCGATAATATACAAGAGGAAGTAAACGATGCCATGTTTGACTCTGCGAGCTTTTCCAATCAAGGACCTTGCTTGTGTCCAGAGGTCGATTGTACGCAACAAAACCAGTATTATGGATATAGCCGAAGTGACACTTTCCTTTTGCAATGCAAGTATAAAATTGCGTGTGGAGATGTTATACCTATATTGTAATTGAATTTGTTGATTGGTTGGTTGGTTGGGTGATTTCTCGATTTGCAAAAATATGTCTCACAGAAAAAATCATTTTAGTTTAGCATGCGCGCGCCACTTAAAACTAAAATGATTTTTTATAATTTTAAAATATTTAGTAGTAATATAAATGCCTCCGATCATGAATATGCAAATTGCAAGACATTCCTATAACCCAGCCGTACCGGTGTGGGGAAATGCTCCAAACCCAAATTCATATCGCGCTCAAATGATACGTCCTACCAATGAATCCGGTGGATTAAATAATATGGGAATGATTAATCGTGTTCGGTTTGCAAAGGCGGGTTGCAGCTCGTGTGGAGGTTCAAAATAAATAGAGAACTTGAATTTGAGATTACATTGTGTATATTGAATGTAATCCCACTAAAAAAATAAAACTTTTATATATTAGTATATTATACATGACTATTGTTACGCAAACTGCATCTGCAAATCGTGTTCATAAAGCAAGTAATTATATCACCATGTTTGACACGGTGTTGCTCCCCTACAATAAAATATACAACAATTGTAGCAATACTTTGTGTTATACCTATAGTAAAAACTTTATTTATAAGCCCCATTCAGCATACGGAATGGTGGGAACTACCGCGGCTTCTTATTTAGGGCGGAGAAAGCGACTATAATAATTATCATTTTATTTTTGTTTTTGTAAAAAAAATTGAAATGAAAACTCGTGAACAAGTTATATGTATCAGTTTAACAACTAGAACATTTCAAATTTAAATTTATCAAGTATCAAGTATGCAAAGCGTTTACATTCCCCATATTCCTGTCGCCTACACAAGCGAAATGGTTACGTACATCTTCGACCAGCTTGCGATTGGCCAAGTTAACCGCGTAGATTTCTTAGCCCCTCATGAAACCAAGCCACGCATCCGTCAAGCATTTGTGCATTTCAATGCTTACAGGAATGTCATCACATCTGCCATGGTCCTAAAACATGCAGTCAACCAAGCCTATCGTCTCGTTGTGGACAATGACGGACATTATTGGGACTTGTGTGAAAACAAAAAGCCAGTCCCAGAGACTCATCTAAACATCAATCAGCTCGCAGAAAACATGCGCATTTTGCAGGCGAGTTTCGAATCCAAGATTGCCGAATTGACCGAAAAGTTGGCAGTCATTCCTCAAATGCAAGAAGAGATTGCCACCCTCAAGTATCGCATCAGATATTTGGAGGACCCCGAATGGTTAATGTCCACAGGCACTGGATTTGACAATGGCCCTCTCACAACCTCTATGCTAAATGAGGAAATTGATGACGAGGATAGTTGCTGCGACGACGACGACGACGACGAAGAAGAATATGATGCGTCTGCCGCTATCCACCCATGCAATGCATCCGAGTACGCTGCAGCGATCAACCCATGCGATGTAGCATTTTGCCAAGACGACGACGACGACAATCATGATCTATGCGACGATTCATTCTCTGATGATATTTCCAGCTTTACTCCGCCATACTCAATGGAAACAAGCACTGACAATGCTGCAAATTTCCGAGCTGAGATTGAAAACCATTTCGTGAATGAACGCGCCAAAGTTGCCCCTCAACTTATGCGCACAAAGTCAGAGCATTGTTATGATGATGCTGTCGATGTCGATGTCGATGTTGATGATGATGATGATGATGACAATGACGTTCCTACATCTAATGACGAAGATCCATTTGTTAGTATTGCCTTTGCGGATGACAGACACGCCTACGTGGAATGTGAATAAGACACGATATATATTATAAAACCCAATAAAAACAATAAAAAACAATAAAAACACA